CCGGCGGAAAGCACCGTTAGGGCTTGGGCTCTCGACGACAAGAACGGATTTTCTGCGCATTACACGCGTGCAAGAGAAATTGGCTATCACGCGATGGCCGATGAAATGCTTGAGGTCGCGGACGACGGAACGAACGATTGGATGCTCCGGCGCGGCTCTGATGAGGAAGACGATCTCTACCAGCTCAACGGAGAGCATCTTCAGCGCTCGCGCTTGAGAGTGGACACGAGGAAGTGGCTCCTGTCGAAGGCTCTGCCGAAGGTCTACGGCGACAAGCTCGCATTGGGCGGCGATGAAGACGCACCGCCAATCAACGTAGTCCATAAGATCGAGCGCGTGATCGTGGAGAAGTGACGATGGATCTCGGAGAGAAAGTCAGCGGGAAGCTTCTGCTGTTTCGGGATGACGTCATGAGCGGTCGGGCCAGCGACGTTCCCTTCGGTCTCACGTCTGCCGAACACCGCGCACTGAGCGAATATCTTGATGTGCCTGATGGCGAGTTTTTGACGCAAGCCTACGCGACAGACGTGTACGTGAAGCGTGAGAAAGCGGCGTCCTAACGGTGTGTCCACTCTCCAGATCCCGACCGCAAAGGTCTTCCAGCCTCTTCTAGAGCCATCACGCTACAAAGGGGCATGGGGCGGTCGCGGTTCTGGCAAGTCGCACTTCTTTGCCGAGCATCTGATTGAGGACGCTCTCCGCTTCCCCGGTGAGGCTGGAGAAGGCCTTCTCGGTCTCTGCGTTCGTGAAATTCAGAAGAGCCTCAAGCAATCCGCCAAGCGGCTGATTGAGAAGAAGCTTGCCGCCTACAGCTTAGGTGAGGCGGATGGCTTCAAGGTCTATGAGGCTGTAATCAAAACGCCAGGTGACGGCGTCCTCGAATTCCAGGGGATGCAGGATCATACAGCGGAATCGGTCAAGTCGTTCGAAGGCTTTCATCGAGCCTGGATGGAAGAAGCGCAGACGATCTCGCGCTCATCGCTCCAGCTGCTTCGCCCGACCATTCGTTGGGAGAACAAAAGCCTCGGTCTGAGTTCGGAGATTTGGGCCAGTTGGAACCCAAGACGTAAGAACGACCCTGTCGATCTCCTCTTGAGGGGAGAGAAGAAGCCAACTGGCGCGACGGTCATCCGGGCCAACTGGTCCGACAATCCCTGGTTCCCGGAAGTCCTGGAGCAAGAGCGCCAAGACTGCCTGAGAGACAAGCCTGAGCAATACGATCACATCTGGGAAGGCGATTACGAGGTCGTGACCGAAGGCGCCTATTACGCATCCGACCTTACCACGGCGCGGAGAGAAGGACGTATCTCTCGGGTCGTTGCAGATCCACTGATGACGTACCGCGCCATCTGGGACATTGGCGGGACCGGCGCAAAGGCAGACGCCTGCACCATTTGGATAGCGCAGTTCATCGGGCGTGAGATCCGGGTGCTGAACTATTACGAGGCGGTCGGCCAACCTCTTGCGGTCCACATCAACTGGCTTCGGGACAATGGCTACGGCAAGGCCTTGTGCATCCTGCCGCATGACGGATCGACCAACGACAAGGTGCATGACGTGAGCTTCGAGAGTGCGCTTAAGCAGGCGGGCTTCGAAGTGAACGTGATCAAGAATCAGGGCAGGGGCGCCGCGAAGATGCGGATCGAGGCCGCACGCCGGCTATTCCCGCGCATCTGGTTCAACGAAGAGACAACGGAAGCGGGACGCGAAGCTTTGGGCGCCTATCACGAGAAGAAGGACGACACCCGCCAGATCGGGCTTGGTCCAGAACATGACTGGGCAAGCCATGGCGCGGATTCCTTCGGCCTGATGTGTGTGGCCTACGAAGAACCGCAAGTGACGGGCGGGCTCAAGCCGAAGATCGCCGCGGCTGCCGGCGGCTGGATGGGCGGATAATGGACTGGCTTCAGCGCATCTCCGAATGGGAAATCGGCGAAAGCGCCGAAGTCCAAGAGCACGAGGAAGATGACGTCCGCAGGCTGGTCGTCTCCTACATGCGCAGCCGCGAAAGCGGTGGGCGCAAGTTCCGCATGAAGTCCCACCCTTATTCTGGCGGCTTCATCCTCTGGCGGGAGCAGTAGATGGACGGCAGCACGTTATCGCGCCTGTTTGGGCAATCTATTGTCCGAAAGCCTCCAGGTATGACGGAGGAGGGGAACATCAACCTCGCTACTCGACCGCACGTCGAAAACCCGGATGGATCGTTCAGCACGATCCGGTCGATGTCGGTTGGGCTGCCGGAAGGCGAGGTGCTCATCCCCACGGTTCGCGAAGATGGCTGGTACATGTCGCCCCAACAGGCGATCGGGCACTACAGAAAAACCGGTCGCCATCTCGGGATGTTTGAAGACCCCGATCAAGCGACCGCGTATGCGCAGCTCTTGTCGTTGTTCCAGGGGCGATAGATGGCTGAATACGAAACACAGTCAGACGCTCCGAAGAAGGAAGGCGAAGACCAGGAAGACTTCCTGGCCACCATGCGCAAGCGCTATGACCGCGCGCGGGACCGCGAAGACACGAACATCAATGAGGCCTATATCGATTTGGCCTTCCGCTCAGGCGATGGGCAGTGGGACGAAGCGGCTAAGCGGGAGAGAGAGCAAGAAGGCAGACCGTGTCTCACGGTGAACATCTGCCCGCAGTTCATCCGTCAGGTCACCGGCGATATACGGCAGATGAAGCCCGCCATCAAGGTTGTTGGTGTAGACGACCAATCCGACCCCAAGACGGCCGAACAGCTCTCCGGTCTCATCCGGTATATCGAGAACCGTTCCGACGCCCCTGACGCCTATTTCAGGGCCGCTGACAGCCAAGTCGCTGCGGGTGTCGGGCACTGGCGCGTGACGACGGAATACGCCTCTGAGAGCACGTTTGAGCAGGAACTTAGGATTGCCCCTATCGAGGATGGGGTTTCGGTTCTCTGGGACCCCGATTCCATCCTGCCGACCAGAGAGGATGCAGGATATTGCTTCGTTCCGATCGATATGAGCCGGGACAAGTTCGAGGAGCTTTATCCTGGCAAGTCGGCAGCCGAGCTTGACGACACGGAATGGTCATGGGCCACCGAGTGGACGACTGAAGACCACGTTCGGGTCGCTGAATACTGGTGCAAGAAGCCGGTCAAGCGGCAACTCGCTGTTCTGGCCGATGGAAGCGTTCAGGACATCACGAACCTGGAGGATGTGGACAAGGCTCCGTTTCTTGCTGCGGCGAATGTGGAGATAAAGGAGCGCGACGGCTTCAAGGTCGAGCGCTACCTTGTCTCTCAAAGCGATATTCTGGAAGGCCCTTACGAGTGGGTTGGCCGGTTCATTCCTATCGTTCCGATCTGGGGTGAGGAAATCCGCATCGGCCGCCGCCTTGTAAGGCACGGCATGATCCGCTTCATGCGCGATCCGGCCCGGATGTACAATTACCTGTCTTCGGCTCAGACGGAGGTTGTAGCGCTCCAGCCGAAAGCCCCGTTCATCGGCACCGAAGATAACTTTGCCAAGACGCTGGACTTCTGGCAGCAGGCCAACTCGAAACCGCTACCGTTCCTGCCATACACGCCTGATGCGGCCAATGGTGGCGGACCGCCGCAACGCTCTCAGCCTCCCGTGTCATCGCAGGGCATCGGTGAAGGGCTGATGCGGGCCGAAGAGGATCTTCACCGGGTTACGGGCGTCTATCCGTCCGCCCTGGGTCAGAAGAGCAACGAAACCTCCGGCAAGGCTATTCTTGCCCGCCAGAGGGAAGGCGATATCGGTACGTTCGTTTACATCGACAACTTCACCCGCGGCATCCGCCACACGGGACGGATTCTGATCGACGCCATTCCGAAGGTCTACGACACCGAGCGGACAATCCGCATTCTCGGAGAGGACGGTCAGCAGTCCGAAGTCACGATAAACAAACCGATCCTCACGGCCAATGGTGAGGAGATCGAGAACGATGTGACCGTCGGCGCTTACGATGTCGTGGCCGAAGCCGGACCCAGCTACACGACACGCCGGGAAGAGGCGAAGCAGGGAATGATGGACCTGCTCCAGGCTCTTGGTCCCGATGTCGGTCAGCTGATG